ATTAAAAAATATCTTTTCCTAAAATATGGCATTTGCTCCACAACAAGAAAGACAAATGGTTTTTACAACCAAACTAGTAGAAGAGGCAACTAATAAGATTAACGATGGTATAGTCGTTAAACGATATCAAAATCCTTGGTTAAAGAGTGAAGTAGGCTTGAGAAGAGCAGGTGTTTCATTTAAGATGACTGCTGATGAACAACAAGAGTATGTTAGATGTGCTTTAGATGTTCATTATTTTGTAGAAAAATATTGTAAAGTAAAACGAGAAGATGGTTCTATTGGTTCTATTAAGTTAAGAGATTATCAAAAAGAGATGCTTGATAGTTTTGTTAATAATAGATTTAGTATCTTAATGGCATCTCGTCAGGTTGGTAAAACAATCTCATCTTCTATTTTCATGTTACATAAAATCTTATTTGATAATGATAAGAATATAATGATTGTTGCTAATAAAGGCGATACGGCTGTTGAGATTGTTGATAAAATCAAATCTATTTACTCTTTACTACCATTTTTCTTAAAGCCAGGTATTAAAACTTGGAATCAAAAATCATTAACATTTGAAAACGGATGTAGAATTAAAACATCCGCTAGAACAAAGACTCCAGCAATCGGTTTTACCATTGACGTACTTTATTTAGATGAGTTTGCCCATATTCCTTCAAATATTATTGAACCGTACTATACTGCTGCCTTCCCAACAACTGCTGCTGTTCAAAACTCAAAGATTATCATTACTTCTACTCCAAATGGTATGAACCTATTTCATAGATTATTAACTGATGCTGAGAGACCTGAGGGTGACCCAATGAAGAATAACTATAAGCCAATGAGAGTTTATTGGTATCAAGTACCTGGTCGTTTTGTTACTTATATTAGATTAAATCCACACAAAATGTATGAATATGGTGTAACTAAAGAAGAGATATTTGATTTAGTTAATCAAAAATGGGGCAGTCAAACAAAAGTCTTTATGGAATATAACATGGATTTATTAAAAGATGTTGTCAACATCTTTAATGATGATAAATGTACAGATGAAGATGTTAAAAAATTAACTTTTATTGATAAGAATGGGTTTGAAGTTCCTATTATGGCTATTGCTGAGGTTACAACTTGGAAAGAAGAAGCTATTAAGGATATCGGTGGTGAAGATGCCTTTAATCAAGAGTATGGTTTAAGATTTATTAATGCTTCTAAATCATTATTAAATGAGGCAATTATTGATGAGTTATTGAAAAATAAAAAACATTATGTACATGAGCCTATATTCGAGTTTGATAAAAAACTAAAATTTAGTTATACTGATTTAAAATGGGTTGAGGATGATAATGTTTTTATACCATTAATGAGAAAAGATTATAAGATTGTAATATCTGTCGATATATCAGAGGGACTTGGGCAAGATTATTCTATTATAAATATATTTAGAGTCTCTGAAAAACCAAAAGATTTAACAGAATTACAAAAACCATCATATAAATCAATAGTTGATTTCTTTAGATTAGAACAAATAGGTATTTATAGAAACAATTATATTTCTGTTAAGCAGTTAGCCGAATTACTTTACATGATTATATTTGAATACTTAAATCCTGATAATTGTAAAGTAGTTGTCGAGTTAAATAATTATGGTAATACTTTATTTGCTGAGTTACCACACGTTTTTGATGGTAATAATAACTATGGTTCTTCCGTATTTGTTAGATATAAACATAGAGCAGATGCCACTGAAGAAAAAATAGGTCTAAAGGTCGGAGAAAATAAAAATCTGATGGTTAAAGATTATCAGGAACTCATGCAAACTAAAGGATTTGTTATTACTAATGAAGATAATATTAGAGAAATCACAACATTTGTTAAACATACTACATCAGCTGGTAACACAAGATATGCGGCAGACGTTGGTCATGATGATACTGTTATGACTATTGTAAATGCTACAACTGTTTTTAGTAGACACGATTTTTCTGAAATGATTGAAGAGTGGTCTAGTAAGTTTGTTGATAAAGAGTATATGAACTATGTTAGAGAGACACTAAAAGGAATAGATTACGTTGAGGGTGTTGATTATGGTCAAGTTTTGAAAATAAGAAGACAGCAAATGAATAGGTATAAAGCTAATAATAATGGCTTTGGTGGAAATGGTACTAATTGGTTTGGTAAATAAAAAAAAGACATACTAAAAGTATGTCTTAGAATTTTCCAAAGATCTATTCTGAACCTCATCAACATATTTTTGTATTTCTGCTAGGTAGTTCCAAATATTTTTAAGGTATTTCATTAGTTGTTTGCCTCCATCGTAGCACTTAGTCCAGCACTTCTGAGTTTATCTTTCATAGTTGCTATTGTTTCAATATCTCCGTATTTAACATCACACTTTCCATTGTAGTGAACAATATGAGCGCATTGAGTAGCTTGTTCAGTTTCATGTTTACATATCTTCATAAGACAGGTAATAACCCACTCAAATGTATTGTGATCATCATTGTGTAAAACCAGTTTGTATGGTTTAGATAAAATTTCTTCTACTTTAGAAGATGTTTTCTTTTTAGTAATTGTTGCCATAAATTGAATATTATATATTATTTTAGAAAATAGTTTCTTTTTTATTTACAACATCAACTACTGTAACTTGAACGTGATGTTCTTCCGCCCATTCTTCAAATTTAACTAAGTGTTCATGCCTATCATCATACATAACAAATTCATGAACGCCAAGTTCTTCAATTTTTTCTTCAAATAATTTAGTTTTGAAGTGGTATGTATCACCACCCCAGTTTAAATGAATTTCATCAAATGATAGGTTATGTTGATTTAAAATAGTTTGGATGTGACTAGACATACCTTCTTTCTTTTTAAGACGACCAGTTGCTAATATAACATAGTTTTCTGGATCAGATACGGCTTCTAAATATTTTTTATAAACCCATTGATTTAAAGGAATGTGAAATATTTCGGGATCAATACTTTCTGGTCGACCCCACCAACCACTATATGGCCAATCTGTTCCTGTTTTTTCCTTCCATATTTTTTCGCCTTCTTCAGGTTTTGGTGTATGGAATAAAGTATCATCAAAATCGAAAGATATTAGTCTTTTATACGTCATAGTTTTTTAAATATTTACAAATATATATAAAATTTCTCAAAAATAAAAGGTCGGTTTAGCAAAATAATATATAATTCCAAAAATAACAAGTTTTATGAAATTAGACATTAAGTCAATTTTGATATTAATCTTACTTGGATTGACACTTTTATTTGGTTTTAAGTGGTTCTTTTCAGGTGATAAAGCATCAAAAGAAAGAGTTAAACAATTAGAGCAACAATTCAAAGAATTGGAAGCTCAAAAAAAAGCAGTTGATTTAGAAATCACCACTTGGATAGTAAAGTCTGATAGTCTTAGACAATTAGATGTTAAATTACAAGCTGAAATTGCTAAACAAGAAGCAAAAACTAAAAAGGCAGAAGCTGAGGCTAATAATTCTAAAGCTAATCTAGATAAATTGAGAGGTGATTTAGCCGAAACTCAACAAAAAATTGAAGAAATTAAGAATCATCCGCCTAATAGAACGGGTGACACTCTTTTAGAATCATTAAAAAATAAAACAAAACATTAATATGAAAAAGTTTTTATCACTTATAGTTGGTTTAGTGTTGAGTTTAAGTGCTTACTCGCAATACTCACAGGCTAAAATAGATTATCCTAAATTTGAAACAGATTCAAATGGTCAACAAGTCATTGTAATGACTATTGAACAAGCTCAGTCACTTGATAACGGTACTGACTTATTGGCTCTTTTGGAAAAACAAAGTACTCAAATTGGTCAATATGATTCAGTTTGTGTTAGAGTTATCAATGATAAAGAACAAGTAATTGCTTCTCAAAAAATGGAAATTGCTAAATTGAAAGAATCTATCAATAATAAAGATTTACAAATTAAAGCTCTGCAAGGAGAAGTAGCCGCTTATCTTAAAAAGATTCTTATTTTAGAAGAACAAGTTGCTAATAGACAACAAGTTATTGATGAGAAGAATTTACAATTAAGAAAAATGAAAACCAAAATGGTAGTTGGTGGTCTCGGTGGAGGAGTTGCTATCATAGGATTAATACTAGGTTTATTAGTAATTCATTAAATGATAAAAAATGAGTTTTAATACTTAATATATAATCTATAAAAAATATTCAAATACAAATGAAGCATATTAGAACATATGAAAACTATCGTATTAAAAAGAACAGAGAAGAAATTATTAACGAATCGGTTCTTCAAGTAAACGATATTTACAAAGTAAAGACAATGATTGATATTCCTCAATCTTTAATCAATGCTTATGTGAAAAAAGTAAAAGACACTACAGGTAAAAACCTACGCACGTTCTTTGGTGATGTTGATATTGCTGAAGAAATTGTAAAGTTTATTAATATGGATAACTTAGATGTTGATAAAATCCCTGGTGGTGCTTTAATGGGTGGTGGTCAATCACAAACTCAAACACAACCTCAGGCTCAACCTCAAGTTCAAGTAGAGGCTCAACCTCAAGCACAAACTCAAGAAGCTCCTCAAGCACAAGCTCAACCAGCTCAAACTGAAGAAGCACCTGCTCAAGCTCAAGAAGCTCCAGCACAAGGTGAATTTGAAGAACCTGCTCAAGGACAAGCTCAAGCACCTGCTCAAGGACAAGCTCAGGCTCCAGCGGAAGAAGAGGAAGAAGCTCCAGCACAAGGTGAAGAAGAAAATAAAGAAGGTGAAGAAGAATTACCTCTTTAATCTATAAAATATT